TTGTTGTTGGAACTGGATCAGGCACTTATGACAATTTACCGATTGGAACAACCGGTCAAATCTTAACTGCTGACACAACTGTTTCACCATACAAGGTTAAATGGGCAACTCCCGCTGGTGGTGGTGGAAAAGTATTGCAAGTAGTGAACGCAACAACAACAACAGAAACTAGCAACAGCACAACTACCTATGCAGATACTACATTAACTGCAACAATTACCCCAACACTTGCTACTTCTAAAGTATTAGTTTTAATAAGTCAAAATGGAGTTTGGAAATCAGACGGAAATGCGGCAAACGCTACTGCTATTAAATTATTAAGGGGCGCAACGGACCGTATAGTTTTTGCAGATTTATTAGGTTATACCGCAACAGCACTAGGTAATTCGGTCGCTGCTAGCGTGTCTTATCTAGACAGTCCAGCAACAACCTCAGCAACTACTTACAAAACACAATTTAAGAACTTTAACGCTTCTTCATTAGTAAGAGTTCAAAATCAATCAGCAGCAAGTTCAATTACATTATTAGAAATAGGTGCATAATGAGTAAAGGTTCAGATGTTTTAGCAATGCTATTGCCTAATGGCGGTTGGATAATGACTGGCGATACTTACGAAGGCATAGAATTTCTAGAGTGTGAGCCAATAACTAAGAAACAATTTACAGATGGCTTTGCTAAATATGATGCTTGGAAGGCTGAGCAAGATGCAACGCAGATTGCAGCCAAAGAAACAGCGCAGGCTAAACTCGCTGCCCTTGGCTTAACTGTTGAGGATTTGACGGCACTAGGCTTGTAATGAAGCCTTACCTATCTAAAGCAGCTGTTCAATTACGGGAACAAATTGACGATTGTTTTGCCGATAGGTCGAGAAAATCGGATGGTTGGATTTCAGACGCTAGGCATCAAAAAGTAAAATCGGATCACAACGCCTTGCCATCGGGCGAAGTTTGTGCCATTGACATTACAGCTGATCTAGGTCAAGCCGAAGGTATATCTGCCTACCTTGCCGATCAAATCCGAATTGCTGGCAAAACAGATAAGCGGATCAAATATGTAATTCACAATCATCATATTGCCAGCAAACTATTGAACTGGCGTTGGCGTAAATACAAAGGCATAAATCCCCACACCAAACATATTCATATTTCATTTCATCCAAAACAATCAGGAGAGTTCTTTAACATCCCACTACTAGGAGGCAACGCATGAAACTATCAAACAAACACAAGGCTGCAATTAAGTCTTATTTAAGAGCTGTGGCTGCTTCGGGCATTACTGTCCTTTTGGCAATTGTTGCTGACATCAGACCAGAGTTTGCAATTCTTGCCGGTGCTTTAGTTGCACCTATCGCAAAAGCATTAGATCCAAAGTCCGGTAAAGAAGCTGATTACGGACTTAATGCGAAATGACGGCAAACGAATGGGTTGGTATCGCCGTTGGCGTATCCGCCATATCAACAAGTTTGTTAGTGGGTCTGCGCTGGGTTATTAAATCCTATTTGAATGAGTTAAAACCAAACGGAGGCTCATCAATAAAGGATCAGATTAATCGATTGGAACAGCGTGTCGATGATCTATTTGTTTTAATCTCTAAGCGATAATTTTATTTATGGCGAACACTCGAAAACCTATCAAACGCAAAAAGATCAATCGTCGTGTCGTTCGCCAATCTCCTGAACCATTAACAAAGATAGATCAGCATTACACCGCATTGCATGAATGTTATAAAGCAGCTCGTAAAGCAGGATTTACGCCAGAGCACGCCTTTTGGTTAATGACCGAGCATAAGACTTTTCCTGATTGGATCGTAGGCGATGGCGGGATTATTCCTTCTATAGATCCAACTGACGATGAGGATGACGATTAAGCGCATAGCGTTTGTGAGTGACCTGCAAGTTCCTTTTTTTGATGAGAAAGCCACCAAATCCGTAGGCCGTTTTTTAACCAAATGGAAACCTCATCGTACTATTTGCATTGGCGATGAAATTGATTTACCACAGCTTGGCGGTTTTAATGCCGGAACTATTGATGAGATGGTTGGAAACATACATGAGGATCGATTATTAACTCAACAAGTATTAACTTATTTAGGCGTCACTGATGTTCTTGGATCTAATCATGGAATAAGGCTTTACCGATCCATCAAGAAACGATTGCCCAGCTTCTTAAATTTGCCAGAGATGCAATACGAAAAATTTTTGGGCTATGACAAATTAAGCATTAAATTCCATCCCTACGGATTAGATTGGGCGCATGGCTGGACTGCTGTTCATGGCGATGCTTTTCCACTTTCACAAGTACCGGGTCAAACGGCCTTAAATGGGGCTAGAAGGCTTGGAAAAAGCGTGGTATGTGGTCACACCCATAGATTAGGGGTTTCGGCCTTTACAGAGGCTTCTAGAGGCCATTTAGGGCGTACTGTGTGGGGCGTTGAAGTTGGCAATTTAGTAGATTTAAGCAGTTCAGGCATGGCATACACAAGGGGCTACGCAAACTGGCAAACTGGCTTTGTTGTTGCCTATGTAAAGGATCGTAAAGTTCAGGTTATTCCTATCCCAATTAACCCAGATGGCAGCTTCATATTTGAGGGTAAGGTCTATGGGGCGTGAAACAGACTATATCGACCGCACGATTGATGACCATATCGATGATGTTGAGGATATTGGCGTTATCTAATCGTTATAAAACACGCCGAAAGTAATTAACCGCCTGTCCTTGATCTAGGTCATACTTTATGCATCCACAAGAGCTGTGGATATGTAAGGGAGCAACATGACCGCAAAAGATGACATGCTACAACTAGCGTGGATATTTATGGGCTTAGGAATAGGCGCATGGATTATTCACGAAATCAAAGACACCGCATTCCAGAATGGATATTGGAAGGGTCGGGCGCATGGGTGGGATTCACACCGCAGATTGATGAATACCAAAACAAAGTCCGATGAAGTATTTGACTATGACAAAAACTGAGCAATTGCTTGATGATGTCATTACTACGATCCAACAGCGTGGAAGTGTCTATGGACATCCATACTATAACCACAAACGAATTGCAGGTCTTTGGTCTGCTTATCTCGACTTCCCTATCACACCACACCAAGCTGCATTATGTATGGCACTTGTCAAGGTTTCTAGGCTTAGTGAAACCTCAGATCATTACGACAGTATCAAAGACTTCATTGCCTATGGGGCTGTATATAACACAGTCCTTGAAGCAGTCAAAGATGACCAATTTGAATGGGGTGATAAGTAATGGCATTTAATCTTGAGGATTATGAGGATGTGGCAACTTTGAACAAATGGTTTATTAGCAACTTCCCATCCGGTCGATCAGACATTTCAGTTATCAGTCATGATGCTGAAAAGGGTTATATTTTAGTGCAAGCAACTCTTTGGCGAGATAGCAAAGATGAGCAACCATGTGTTTCTAACATAGCCTTTGGCGCAAGAGATACCTACATCCAAAACATGAAGAAATTTTATGTTGAGGATACAGCTACAAGTTCATTAGGTAGAGCAATCATTCTGCTCAAAGGATCTGATAAAACTGCAACTAAGGATGACATGAAAAAGGTTGAATCCAATCCATCATTCAAAGAAAAATTGGAGAGTCGCCAAAACATGTATGGCAAGGCTGGATCTAAGTCAGCACAAATTGAAACAATCCTAAGAGATAGTTTTGAAGCTGATAAACCTAAAGATCCGGTTGCTTGGTCTGTTGGTGATGTTGTGGGTGAAATTGGTGCATCGATACCGAATGAGCCTCCTGCATGTCAGCATGGGCATATTCTCAAAGAAGGAATCTCTAAGGGAGGCAAGCCTTACTATGGTTATGTTTGTAAGACAAAACAATGCGAACCCAAATGGGCAAAACTTACAGCTAATGGAAAATGGTATTTTGAAGGAGGTGAATAAATGGGTGAATTACAAATCATTGACGGCTCTGGTCTAACTGCAACTTTTACAGATGATGGAGTTAAGGTAGAGCCATCAACAATTAAATGCGACACTTGCAATGATGACAGATTACTTCATGAGGGCGATCTGCTTCGATGCTATGTGTGCCACACAATCAACAGAATTCCTTATCCGGTAAATAGGAATTTAAATGCCTAATTACGAATATGAATGTGATGGCGAGGGGTTGAGTATTGTATTGGATCTTCCAATGGAGCACGAAATTCCTTGTTGTCAAGTATGTGGGGCTAAGTTAAGGCGTGTCTATTCAGCAGTTCCAGCAATCTTTAAGGGAAGTGGATGGGCTGGTAAAGGTGGTTAAATTCAAATGCAATGGCTGCTCTGGTAATACTGAATTTATTTGGCTTGAGGGTTATTCCACAGCTCATGGATTTAGGGTTTATCAATGCCTAAGATGCAATTGCATTGGAACTAAGAATCTAGCAGAAGCGACTGACACTCAAGAGCCTGTCATTAGATGCACCAAATGCGGGTCTTGGATGTTCGTAGATCA